TGAAGAAGGCGTGGGGCACCTGGCGCGCCGCCGACATCGAGAAGGGCGACGGCTACGACTACCTCGACGCCTGCCTGCTGGCCAAGGACAAGGCCGGCAACCCGCGGCCGCGGCCAGCCAAGGGCAATAAGGAAATCGCGTTGGCGCGCGTGATCTTCGAGTGGGGCGTGCGCACGCGGCGCCTGAAGGTGAATCCGTTCATCGGCATCGAGCCGCTGGCCACCGAGAAGGAGGACCGCTACGTCAGCGACCAGGAGCTGGCGCTGGCCGTCGAGGTCGGGCGTCGCATGGGCGGCCCGCAGCACATCGTCGCGCTGGCCCTGAAGACGGCCTACCTGTGCGTGCGCCGCTCGGTCGAGGTGCGCGCGCTGACGCGTCCACAGATCAAGGACGAGGGGCTGGAGTGGCGCGCGGCGAAGCGCCAGAAGGGTGAGGCTGCGAAGGTTGGCTTGATCGAGTGGAGCCCCGAGCTCAAGGCGACGATCGACGAGGCCCTGGCCATCCAGCGCTTCGAGGTTGCCGGCAGCTGGTTCGTCTTCGGCAACTTGCGGGGCCAGCGCTACACGAAGGGCGGCTGGAAGGCGACGCTCGCCAAGCTGATGACGGAGTGCGAAACCGAGGCCGCGCGCCGCAAGCTGGGGTTCCGGAAATTCAGCCTGCAAGACTGCCGACCGAAGGGCGTGAGCGATAAGCTGGCGCGCGGCGATGCCGATACTGTCGACGCCACCATGCACAGTTCAGAGCGCATGGTGCGGCAGGTTTACGACCGTCGCCGCGTGCGGGTCGCGAAGCCGACTAGGTGAGCAGCCGGTCGATCATCTCGCGCGTGAAGCGAAGAGCCGCTTCAACGTCATTCACGTCGAATTCTTCCCACTGAGCGTGGGTCGCTTTGGTCCGAACATGCGCTGCGGCGCGGGCCCTCTTCGCCTTCACCTTCTCGATCGCCCCGATCTTTTCGAGCGCGGTGATGAGCTGCTCGAGCTCAACATCCTTCTGCTCGATCCCGAGGCGTTCGCAAGCGCGGCGAATCGTGTCCTCGAATACCACGCCGACGATGACGCCGGCCGGGCCGACCTTGTTGCCGCGTAGATAGTGATCTGCTTGGTCAATAAAGTCGTCTACCACCTCGACCTGGGCAACCGCAGAGATTTGCCGAGTCAGGCCGAGCCCGACATCGTGACGCAACGCAGCGAGCATGTGCCCGAAAGTAGCGAGCTGACGTTCGATCGGAACGTCATCGTCGCTCACCTCGGCAAGCCTCCGGCGGTATGGCGACGCACGATCCGGTGAAAGCGTCTCGACGACGTTCTCGCACTGAGCGAAGTGGGCATGTATCTGCCCCAGCAACTTCTGAACGTCCTCTGGGGCTGCCGTGTCCCACTTCTCCGCTAGGACGCTACCGTTCCTGATCAGCATGCCGATGTGAGCCCTCAGCGTTTCGTCTAGATTCATCGGACCCCCGGTCGCTTATTCCAAAACCGCTTCCAAATTCCAAAAGAAGAAAGGACAGCCACCGCTAAGTGACTGTCCTTCTTAAGGTTTTTGGCGGAGTGGACGGGACTCGAACCCGCGACCCCCGGCGTGACAGGCCGGTGGATGAAATAAGCAATGGCGCGGGTTTGCCGGGTGGTCGATATTCCAAAATTTGCAGAATCGATGCAGCAACGGCGCGGGTTGCGCGGGGTCTATTCCAAAAAAAGGCGCCCCCTCAGCGACGTGCGATGGGCACCCGCGGCGGCTTCGGCCACGGCTCGGCCCGCAGCAGCTCGACCGGGTACTGCCGCATGAAGTCCATCATCCGCTCGGGCGGGCAGTCCAGCCAGGCGTCGTACTCGGCCTCGTGGAGGATCACCACCATGCGCTTCTCTTCGCCCGGCCGGTGGAAGCGCTTCATCAGCGCGTGGTCGTCGGCGTTGACGGTGAGCATGGTGTAGCTCAGCACCTCCTGGCCAGTGGTCGGCTCCTTCCACCAGCCCCACAGGCCAGCGATGCCCATCGGCGCGCCGTCGGCCCGGCCGATACGCCAGCGCACCGCCTTGCCGGTCTCCCAGTTCGGCTCGTAGATCCACTCGGCGGGGATGATGCAGCGCCGGCCGCGGCGCCACGCGTCCTTGAAGCTGGGCTTCTCTGCGGCCGTCTCGCTGCGGCAGTTGTAGGTGCGCCGGCCGATCGCCAGGTCCTTCGACCAGTGCGGGATCAGCCCGAAGCGCCCGAAGTCCAACTCGCGCTGCAGTTCCACCTGGTCGGGCGCGCGGCGGATGAACGGGCCGACGTAGCCGGGGTAGAAGTCGCTCGGCACGGCGTCGGAGGGCCGCACCAACCCGAAGTGAGCCAGCATGCGGTCCTCAGCGGTGACCGGTTCGTAGTTCGAGCACATGGGCGCCGATGCTACCCGCGGCCGCTTGCCCTCAGATCCGCGCAGCGTGCACCGCCACCCAGGAGGTCATGTGCGCCTTGCCGTGCTTCCACCGGTGACGCCTGAAGGTGATGCGCACCCGCCCTACCCAGGCCGGGCCGTCGATCTCGGCGCTAGGGCGCGCGTCCGGCGCTGCTGTCTCTGGAGGCGGTAGCAGCCGGCAAGCAGCCGCCACGGTCTCCCCGGGCACCTCACCGAGGATGCCGTTGTCTTCGTCGAAGGGGTCGCGCGGAGGCCGGGCCATCGGGGCAGCATACTCGGCTGCCTGGGCACGCCTCCTGCCCGCGCTGACGACATGGCCGACCTGAAACCACACTGCGACCTGTGCGCAGGCTCTGAGGAGCCGGGCTGGCTCTGCGAGGAGCACCCCGACAAGCCGATGGGGCACGACGGCTGCGGCGGCGCGGGGATGGCCTGCGTCTGCAACCCGCACGCGCAGGTGGCGTGGAAGGAGGTCTACTGCAGCAACGAGGAGGGGCGGCCTCCCCAGTGATCAGCGCTCGCCGAGCGCGGCCGCGCGGCACTCGCGGTAGATCCCGGCGAGCTCGATCAGCTTCAGCGTGGTGGCGCCGAAGGTCGGGTCAGCGAGGGGTGTCAGCGGCGGGCACGATGCCACGACCAGCGGGCTCGGGCGCGGCTCCGGTGAGCGCGGCATTGATGCGCTGCAGCTGGTCAGTGCTATGCACGCAGTCGCGATACACGGGGCGTTCCAGTACCTCACGCTGCACCTCCTGGGTGATGGTGCGGTGCTGCACCTTGATCCTGCTGATGGCCTCGGCGGCCGCGCTGGCGGCTGCCTGGGTGGCGACGGCGGCCACGTGCTCCTCGCGCGCCTGGGTGGCAATCTCGCGATCCTGCCCGACGCCAATGCCCCACCAGGCCGCGGCCACAACGCTGGCCAGCCACGCCAGCAGGCCGCCCAGGAGGGCATAGAGGTTCACCGCAGCCCCTCGGTGTAAGAGACGCCACCGGGACCGAAGTGCGCGGTCAGGACCTGCATCTTCGGGCGCTCCCCCGGCGGCGGGAAACCGATGTGCACCCAGTCGCCCTCGAAGATCAGCTGCTGGAACTGCAGGTTGATCGCGTGCGCCAGCAGCCACTCGGCCACGGTGCGCGGGCTGCCCAGGGTCGGGCAGACGAAGTCGGCGGCCAGGCCCTGCGTGTGCTGGCTGTTCGGCGAGCCGCCCACCACGCGGTTGAGCTCGGGGCTGCGGTAGCCGCTGGTGATGTGCACCGGTGAGCGAAGCGTGTCGCGCACCTGCTGCATGCCGGGCGCCAGGACGCCGCGGATGTTCTGCAGCTCGGCCGGCGCCGGAATGTTGGGGATGCCGCGGCGCGTGGCGGTGTCGCTGCGCAGGAACTCGCTGAGCCAGAAGCTCGTCGTCAGGCGTTCGTCGACCATGGCTGCTCCATCGGGCGGGTGTCGAGGTCCGCCCAGTCGGTGATGCGGCGCTGCGGCTGGCCCGCGCGTGCGCGCCGCCAGAGGTACCCGACGATCACCACGGCCAGGCCGGCGTTGATCAGAAGGATCGAGCGCGCGAGGTGCACCGCCTCGTCGGCGCCCAGGCCGTCGAACATGCGCACGGCAATCGAGCCGAAGCCCAAGGCCATGCTGATCAGCCCGGCCTTGATGACGACGCCGTCGTGCACGCGCGGGTGGAGGACGGCGCCGACCAGCGCCAGCGAGATCAGGCCGCAGGCCGCGGCGTTGAACAGGGCGAGTGCCATTCCCATGGATGTCACCTCCGGGGGAGCCAGCTGATCAGCGCGTCGATCGTCTTCGGATCGCGGATCGCCTGCAGCACCGCCGCGATCAGCGACATGCCCAGCAGGCCTAGGATGAAGGCCGCCGCGTTGGCGGCCCCCTTCGACGTGAAGTGCAGCCACTCGGTGAGCGCCGGCGCCACGAAGCCGGCCACCAGCGCGCCGGTGCCCACGTTCGTCGCACGCTCCCACCAGCTGCCGCCCGGCGCGAACTTCAGCGCCACCAGGGAGCCGAACCCGCCCACGGTGAACGGGCTGCCGAGGATCTGGTCGGGGTCTAGGTTCATGCTCAGTCCGTGATGATGAAACCCTGGATCGACAGCGATACAGTCGCACCCAGCTCTGCCACCGTGAGGCCGGTATCGCCAGCGCCGTCGTTGCGGCTCTTGCGCAGGTTCAGCGTTGAGCCGCCTGCAGCGACGAATGCGGACAGCACGGTGTTCGCCGCAGGGCTGGTCGTCACGCCGGACCACACCTGAACGGTCACCCACTGCGTGCCCATGTTGGCGTTGGCCGATGCCGGCAGGCCCGTGATCGACAGGTTGCCGGCTGCGAGGGTCCCCTTGCCGACGTTGGTGATGTCGATCTTGAAGAAACAGATCTTTCCCTGGCGCCAGAAGAAGCCGGTCTGCGTTCCGCCCGCCGTCGCCCCCCCGCCTGTGGATTGCAGTGCCGGCGTCAGCGTCGGCGTGTTGCCGCGCAGGTAATCCTCGTAGCTGGTGACGTTGGCGAGGAAGGTGGGGACATCGCTGGCGCTCGTGAACGAGTAGCCGCGGCTGGTGATGATGTTCGGCCCCGGCACGCTGACGCTGGTGGTGCAGGCCTCGCTGTAGCCGTCCTTGAACCGGATGTTCGCGCAGGGCGCCTTGATGATGCGCGCGCACGGCGTCGCGTTGGGCGTCACGCCGTCGGCGATCAGCTCCTCGTAGCAGTTATCGAAGGTGACCTCCGTGCCCACCTCCAGCTGGTAGCCGGTATTGCCGCGCAGCAGTCGCTGGTTCACGAAGTTCGTGCGCGTGATCCGGTTACCGTCGACGGCCCAGGTGGTGCCCTTCTGCGACAGCACGTGCCGGCCGCCCCCCGGAAAGTTCGAGTAGCCACCGCGGATCTCGTGATAGAAGCAGCCAGAGTCCGACGCGCCAACGCGCGGCCCGGGCTGGAACACGATGCCATCGCATCCGGCGCCGCCCAGCCTGTCCACGTTGTCCAGCGTGATGAAGGACTGGCTGACCAAGGTGGTGGTCTGCGTCATGTCCTCGGGCACGATGCCGCAGAGGATCACGCTCGACTTCGCGTTGTAGTCGAGCACGACATCCTGAAGGCCGGAGCAGTTGCGCGAGATCCGGACCAGGATCATGTTGTTCGAGCCGCACTTGAATGTGGTGCCCTTCTCGCCACGGATCTTGATGCCGGTCCGCGGGTCGGCATTGACCGCGGAAAACGGCAGCAGGATGCCATTCTTGTAGCCATCGGGCTGCGCCACGCCGCCGTTGAACAGCCATGCGCCACCGGCGGGAGCGCGCGGGGCGTACAGGCTGCCCCCGCCAGCCGCCACCTTGAGGTTCACCACGGCCTGTACGGCAGCGGTGCAATCGGTGCCGGCCAGCACAGCTGCGCGAACAGCCGGGAACCAGAAGAGACTCCACTCGGCATCGTTGAGCGCCGCTCCGACCGTGGAGGCCGCGTAATTCAGAGTCGGGCCGCCATAGCCTGACATGCCCGCGCCATTGCCCGCGCTCGCCACATCGGCGATGTTCGTCGTGAATGCCGTGATCTGCGCCTGCAGCGCCAGCGAGTTGTCCAGTGTCTGCGCACTGGCGCAGTAGTAGACGATGCGGCCTCTGCGATCGCGGACGGTCACCGAATAGTCGCCGTTGACGTAGACCGCCGCCGGCGTGCCATTGCGCACTGGGAAGCCGTTGAGCGTGGCGATCGGCTGGGCCGCGGGCTGCGTGGCCGAGCTGTCCCAGTACACCGTGATGGGGTGCGTCTCCGGGTCCTGGAAGGCCGTGCCGTAGTAGATCTTGCCCCCGTCCAGGGCGCCACCGTTGAGGTCGGGGAAGAACGGAAAGGGGGCTGCAGATGCGAGTGCCATAGGGTTGCCTCAGTGCACGGTGTCGCCGTTGGGCGCCTTCATTGGAGGCCGCGGCTTGCCCGGGGCCTGCTTCCTCTGCACCTCGTTGAGCGCGTCCTGAATGCGCCGGCGCAGCTTCACGTCCTTGATCTGCTTCAGTGCGATGCGCGATGCCGTGGCCAGCGGAACCGGCGTGCCGGTGCTGCCCGAGATCAGGATGTCGCCGAAGGCCGACAGCAGCGTCGCCGCGGTGTTGGAGGTGTTGACGCCAGCCTCTGGCGGCACAGTCTTGGCGATCTGCGCTAGCTCGTTGATGTCGCGCAGCTGCTGAGCGCCCTTCTTGCCGAAGATGAACTCAAGGCGCCCATCGTGGTCCAGGGCGCGCACTGCCCTGTCGAGTGCCGCCGGGGAGATCACTCGGTTGCCGGTGCTGTCGGTGGCCACGCTCTTCGTGGCCTCTTCCTTCACCCACTTCAGCGTCTGGCCCTGCAGCTCGCGCCAGGCCTGCTGGCCATCCGCGCCGCTGCGCTGGAGGACGCGGCGCACGTTGCGCACGTCGTCGAGGCTGCCCTTGAGCACCGTGTGGTCGAAGACATCCTCGAAGGCGACTTGGCGGTCGGTGGTGCCCTTCTTCGTGCCCAGCAGCTTGGCGACCGTGGCGCGGTTCTCGTAGTTCTGGGCGTAGCGCGCGCGCAGCTGGCGCGCCTGGCGGTAGAGGTCCCCGCCCATGCCATCCGTGGCCTCGTCGACCAGGCCCTTGATGATGGTCGCCTGCCGAACGTTCGTCGGCTCGTAGTCGGTGGCGTTGCCGATGGCGCGGCGGTACAACTCGGCGGTCTTCAGGGGCACCGGCTGCGGCACGAGCTGGCCGTCCTGCTCGCTGGCGATGCCCAGCTGCACGGCGCGTCGGCGCGCCACATCGATCAGCGGGGTGACCGCGGCGTCCGGCGCGCTCTCGTTGAGGTGTTGCACCACGCTGGCCAGCGTGACCGGCGCTTCCATCTCACCGGCCTTCTCGGCGTTCTTGTAGGCCACGCGGATAGCAGTCTTGTCCTTTGCCGCTTGGTCCACGAGGGCGCGATCGACGGCCTGGCCGACGGCGCGCAGGTTCGGCGCCTCCGCGCCCGTCTGGTCGATCCAGGTGTCGAAGTTCTTCAGGATCGCGTCGTTCTGCTCGACGTAGCGCTGGCGCAGCGGCGCGCCGGCCTCGGGGTTCTTGGCCGTCTCCACCTCGAACTTCAGCTGCGCCGGGTCGCGGGTGGCCTGGCCCTTCGTGAGCTGGATCGGCACCGGTAGGTCCTGCGCGGTGGCCACGCGCTGCGCGGACACGTCAGTGCCCGCGGCGCCGGCGCTGCCCATCGTGCCGGCCGTCGGCTGGTCCTCCTGGCGCAGCGCCTCGAGCGCGCGGCGGGGCAGAGTCGTGACGCCCTTGGCGGCCATGTCCGCCACGCGCGCGGCCGCGTCGCCGGCCTTGCCCACCTGGGCCGCCGCGGCGTTGCCGGCCACGTCGCGCACGATGCCTTCAGCGCCGGCCTGGGCGACCACGCGGGCCGGCGCGACACGTGCAGCGGCGCCAGGCACCGCCAGCGCCGGCGCGACCGCGGCGATGGGCACCAGGTTCTGCGCGACCTGGCCCACGGCCTCGGCCTGCTCCTGGCCGCTGGGCGTCCGGGGCGAGTAGGTCAGCGCCTGCGCGCCTTCGGCGGCAGCCTTGGCCACGAGATCTGCGGCCTCTGGCGTCCCGAACTTGCCGGCGAGGATCTGCTCCGCCAGGCCCTTGAGCGTGCCGCCGATCATGCCCAGCGTGCCGCCGGTGGCGCCGGTGCCCAGCGTCAGGGCCGCCTCACCGGTGCCGATCGCCTTGTCGACGAGACTGGCGTTGCTGGTGTCGGGCGTTTGCGCCGGCATCGGCATGAGCGCGGCCTGCTGCGGCGTGACGCCTGGGATGCGGCTCACTGCACTGGGCGCAGCGTTGCTGGACAGCTTCGCGATGATCTCGCTGTCGGCATAGCCGGCCTTGCGCGCGCCGGGCGTGTCGAAGCCGGCCTGCTTGCCGAGGAAATCGGCCAGCTCGGCGTCCGTGTAGCCGGCCTTGCGCGCTGCTTCAACGTCAAACGGCATCGCGTCGCCCTACTGCGTGAAGAAGCTGTCCAGCGGCGGCCGAGCGCCGGGCGCGGCCGGCGTGTCGGGCTTGCCCAACGGCATGCCGGAGCGCTTGGCGATGTTCTCGCGGGCCTTCTTCCACAGCCGCTCGGCCTCGTCGAGGTTGGCGCGGAACTGCTTCTCCGACTGCGCGCGCGACAGGTTGGTCAGCGCACTCTGCAGCTTCTCGCCCTCGGCGTTGGAAAGCGCTCCCTGCCCTTTCATGGAGGGGATCTGCGCGAGGAAAGCCTGCGAGCCGAGCGTCTCGATCAACGCGACCGCGTCGTTCGCCTCGTCGCTGAAGCCGGCCGGCAGGCGCCCTTCGATGGAGCCGACCACGCTGTCGAGCTTCGGGTTTTTCTTGATCCGCTCGATCGTGTTGAGGGCGTTGTCGATGTTCGACGCGGCCGACTCGGCATCCGCGGCGCGTGTGCGCACCTTCTCGTCCAGCGACTGCTGCGCCTCCTGCACCTTGAGCTGCAGCTCCTGGCGCTTGAGGTCATTGCTCTCGCGGGAGATCGACGCGTTCATCGCGGCGATGCGCGCCATCTGGCGCTTGTAGTCGAGGTCGCCCTTGATGGCCTCGATGTCCCAGCCCTTCTTCTGCAGGTCGGTCACCGCGGCTGGCTCCGCATACTTCGCCGCCACCTCGGCGCTCGTGGCCTCGGCGTTGGCCTTGCGCACGGCCGCGGGCTGCGTCTGCAGCTTCATCAGGCCCTCGGCCACGGATTTCCCGGCGTCGCCGCCGGCCTGCAGCATGGCGATCACCTTCCCGAGCGCGAGCTGCGGGTTCTCTTTGGCCACCTGGGCGAGCACGCGCGTGGACTGCGACTCTGGCGTCGGCCCCTTGTTCGTCGCCTCCATGGCGTCGGCCTTGTCGCTGAGCATCTGCGCGACGAGCTCGGGCTTCCCGTTGATCAGGGCCGCGCCGTACTGGCCGAGGTCAGAGGCCAACGTCTGCTGCTGCTCCTGGTTGCGCGCCGTCCAAGCGCGCTGGATGCTCTCGGCAGACTTCGGGTCCAGGAGCATCAGCTTCGAGTAGTCGGCTGCCGTCGGCGCCGGGTTGCTCGCGAGCGCTGCGTAGGCCGCGCGCAGGTCCTGTTGCTGCTTGAGCGCGGCCTCCTGCTGCTGTTGCTGAAGCTGGTCGGCGCGGATGGCCGAGCCGGCCTGGTATCCCTGCAGCGCGGCCTGGAACGGGCTCGCGACGTTGAGGCTGTAGTCGATCGGGCCCATCAGAACTTGCCCCCCATGCCGAAGTACTGGCCGATCGCTCCGGTGATGGCGTTCGCGTAGCCGGCCTGGGCCTTGCCGGCCGACAGGGCGCCGCCGGCCAGCGCTGCGCCCTGCTGCTGCAGGAGCTGCGAGATGTTGTTGCCCGTCTGCATGCCGGCGTTGCCGGTGAAGGCCGCGGCGTTCTGGCCGATGCTGGTGATGCCGCCGAGCTTCGAGTACTGGTCAGCGATCAGCTGGGAGAGCATCTGGGGTCGGAACGTCGCCAGCGCGGCCTGAGTGTTGCCGCCGCGCAGTCCACCGGTGGCCGAAGCGTTCTGCAGAATGGCGTCCTCGCCCTGCTTCGTCAGCGCGTCGAACTGCGGCGACGACTGCAGCGCCGCGATCGCCGCGCGCTGCGCGTCCTGCCCGTTGGTGCCGAGCAGGTCCTGCTGCGCCGACAGCGACTTTGTGCCCGCCTGCACATACGGCTCCAGCAGCTTCTGCACGGCGTCGAACTGGCGCCGCTGCTCCTCCATACCGGCTTCGCTCGCTTGCGACTGCGCGTCTGCCGCGCGGTTGCCGGCTCGGCGCTGCTGGTCCGCCGAATAGATGCCCCCGACCAGCGCGGCTCCCCCGATTGCTGCTGCGACCATTGCGTCTCCTAGATCAGCTTCGCGTAGAGCCGCTCGACGGGGCGGTAGCCGAGGCGTTCGAACAGCGGCCCCTGGTCGAGGTGCAGCTTCGTCGCCGTGAAGAGCTTGCGCACGCCGAGCTTCTTCAGTTCGCGCTCGGCGGCCTGGAAGAGGCGCATGGCCGTCACGCCGTGTCGGCACTCCGGTGCGATCCAGTACACGTCGGTGATGCCGTGCAGCGTCGACCTGTAGTGCAGGTGCGGCGACACGATCGTGACCTGGTAGCCGATCAGCAGGCCGCCCCGGCGCGCGGTGAGCACGTGCAGACCGCCCGCGGCCTCCAGCGCGTCGTAGCGGGCATAGTCGATGTCGAGCGGCACCTCGGCGTGGTTGAGGGCCACTTCGCGCCAATGCCGCTGGAACAGCTCGCGCGCCTCCGCCTTGAAGCTAGACCAGGGCTCGGTCTGGTACACCGTGCCAACCGGTGCGGTGACGGCCTTCTCCGCCACCAGCGCGAGCGGGCTCATGCCGAGCACCTCGCGTCCATCACCAGGTGGATCCGGTCGATGGGGCTCTCGTTGATGACCTCGTGCTCGAGCGCGTTGTTGAACCAGAAGAACGAGCCCGTCTCCCAGTACGTCCACTCGTCGCCGGCGCGGAACTTCACGCCCTCCGCGCTCTGCAGCACCAGGTGGAAGCGGCTGTAGTAGCGGCAGTGCTCCGGCGTGTCGGGGTGCGGGTAGATCAGGCCGCCCGGCGCGATGCGGTTGATCATCACGCGGCCAAGGCGCTCGCCGCGCACCGCCGCGAACATCTTCATCACCAGTTCGCGCGCCTCGGGAAGCTGCGCGTAGGCCGGATAGTCGACCGACTCGTGCTGGTCGTAGCCCGGTAGCTGGTTGGCCTTGTAGAGCTGGACCTTGCGCTCCTGCTCGGCGGGGTCGTCGTCTTCGAATACGACCTTCGCCGGGAAGCGCAGCATGATCGAGTCGACCATGCCGAAGGGGCCCTGCGGGTAGTGCCGCAGGAAGGTGTCTTCGGTCCAGAGGTGGGGGCGTCGGGCGATCGCCAGCATCAGGGGCGTGACGTCCACGCCGGTGGCGATCCGCTGAAAATTCCGCATCGCAGCAGGCTCCCTTTCGGGGTTACGCGCTGCTGGCTGCGCTACGAACTCAGCTCCCGCCGCCTGTCACTCGACGAGTGCGCGCATTATGGGCCCGCACGCTCGGCGCGCGCAATCAGGCGGCGCGAAAGCTGATGCCGTCCAACGAGAAGTAGACGTTCGAGCCGGCGGTCGGGATCACGTCGCCCGCGGACGTCACATCGAGCCGCCCGATCGCTCCATTCGACAGGGCAGCGAAGATGTGGTTGTTCGCCGGGCGAAATCCCGCTGGCAGCGTGAAGGCTGCAGAGCCGACCACGCCAGAGGCGATCACCCCCCGCAGGTACACGATCTCCTGATGCCGGTAGTAGCCGGCTGGGTTGAACGGTGGTGCCGACAGGTTCACCCAGGAATTGAGCAGTGTGGGGGCTACAAAAGCTGGGGCAAAGTCGTCCGGCTGTCGATACGACGTCGATCGCCGGGCGAACACCTGCGCCATGACGGCCTGCGCGGCCGGGTCCTGCAGCAGCGCCAGGCCACCAGGCAGAGCAGTGGCAGGCAGGTGCATGGCTACGAGATCCGGTTGACGTAGCCGGTGATGTTCAGCGCGTTGGCGACATCAGCGAAGGCACGCACGCTCAGACCGTTCTGAAGCACCTGCCCTGTGCCGATGGGGATCGGCGGCGAGTTCGCTGGGATGCTGATCTGCTTCCCCATATGGTCTGCCGGATCGCCCGTGCCTCCCCATTCGATCGTGAGCAGGCGCGCGGCGTTGGTGACATTCGACACCCAGAAGTACACCTCGTCGTAGCCGGTGCTGCCGGCCAGCGCCTGATGCACGAGCGTGCCCGGGGTGACAGTTGCCGCCACAGGGATGGTGCGTCCGTTGGTGCTGCCCGACAACAGCTGGCGGGAATAGCTCGGCATCTCAGCCTCCGAAGATCTGGTTTGCGATGAGGCGCGACATGTCGTCGTCGCGCGAAAGCGGCGCGGCCTGGGGACGCGGAGAGAAGGCCATCAGGGACAGGGCGGTCGAGGCGTCCACTGGCTGCTGTTGCAGCGGCGACGGCACAGGATCGCGATGCCGGAATACCTCGGCGGACAGAACCGTCGTGACCTCTTCCGAACCTTGCGCGATCGCATCCGGCAGCGTCTCTGTGATGTCCTGCGTCATGGCCTCGAAGGCCTTGATCAGCTCGAAGCTCGGCAGGAACTGCGCGAGCTTGTCTCGCGTGATGGGACGCGTCTTGACGGAGGGGCGGTCAGCCATTGAGGGGCTCCAGCTGCGCTTCGAGTCGCGCGATCGAGATGCGGGCGTCGCTGGTGCCGCGGAACCGCTGCATGCGGAAGTTGCGCATCCATCCCTGCGTACGCCACGCGATGCGCTTGCCTCGCTCCCCTTGCTTGCCGACCTTGGCGGGGCGTTCCTGACTCCAGGTCTGCCCGTCGAGGGAGTACGAGGTCCAGATAACCGGGTCAGCGTTCGCGTCCACGCGCCCCGTGAGTGCCACGAGCTCCAGCTCGTGCACGATGGCGCCGCGGCCTTCGTTGTAGATCACGAGGGTGCCGAACTCCCAGCCGATCGTTCCGCCCAGGTGCGAGGCCGCATCCGTCACGAGCGTTCCGATGCTGGTGCCCCCTGGGTCGCCGACGATCCACCGGTCGTAGCACCAGCAGAGGTTGCGAGCGCGGTACATGCTCGGCGCACCGAGGCCACTGTCGAGGGAGAACCAGACCGGCTCGCCAACTACCGACGAGGCCGCTGCGTCGTAGACCCAGCATTCATCGGGCAGATGCATCAGGAGCTGCTGGTGCCCCTTGTCGACGCGGGTCTCCACAACGACCTGCGCCAGCACCTCCTCGCCCCAGGCTGCCAGGATCGTGTCGATCTCACGGGTCGAGATCTTCGACGAACTACCCGATCCCATGAGCCAGACCGCTGGCGCCTCGCCGCGTCCGCTGCCGAGAAAGGCGAAGGACTCGAGGAACTGCGCGTAGGCATGCGTGCCAATGACGCCGCGCGTCACCTGGGCGCCGTCAATCCGTTGAAACGGGAAGCCCGTGCCGCCGATGTTGTTGAACACCTCGATCGAGTAGCGGCCGAGCGCGTAGGCCTCGTTACGCAGCTCGTCGACAGCCAGGATGGGGTCCGGGTCAGCCTCAGCTGAGCCGTACTTCAGCGGGTTGATCGAGAACGGATCGTTCAGCTCGGTGACGATCAGGCTGGTGCCGTCGGTGCTGAGGTAGTAGCCGGCAATCCAACGGCCATCGATCGCCACGCCGAGGTCGGGGTCCGTGACCTGCGCGAGCGTCGCGCCATCCCAGTAGTACAGGCGGCCGCCCGACCAGATCGCGAGGCGATCGAAGCCGTTGTCCATGGTGACCTGTCCGCCGTAGCCGACATCGCCGAGGACCTGCACCGTGCCATCGGAGTTCACCCGTACCAGCTTGGTGCCCATGACGCGATAGCAGACCCCGTTCCAATTGATCGCTCCCCGATCAACACCTGGACCGGTGCCAAACAGCGCGATCCCGTCCCCCGGCCGCAGGTAGCCCTCGGAGATTCCGGTCCGCTTCGGCACCGGTACCAGGTTCCGCGGGTAGCTCGTGCGGAAGTCGGCCACCTGGTCGGTGTAGACGCCGTTGAGGATGGGAATCTGCATGGCGCTACTTCTTGCCGCGGCCGCGATCGGTGCCGCGCTTGCTCTTGCCCATGGTCACCAGCCTTCGCCGCCCATCGCGTGCAGCGTGGTGCCGGCGGGCGAGTTGAAGGCGAGGACGATGTCCTCGGCGCTCTTGGAGAGCACCACCTGCAGGCCCGGCTGGACAGGGTAGTCGGAGGTCGAAGCAGAGATGCCCGCGCCGCCGACCTTGACGTACACCACATTGGCGCCCTGGTTGGTGACGATGACCTGCCGCGTCTTCGGCAGAGCGAGCGTGCCGGTACCACCGGCGCCCGGGGTGGCGATGTTGCCGCTGCCGTAGGCCGGCTGGACTGGTGCCTTGATGGTCATGGTGATGGTTCTCCAGGTGGGTCAGCCGACGCGGCACCACAGGCTGTTGACGCCGTCGAAGCGCAGGCGGAAGAAGCTGGCGGCCGCGAGCGTTGTGGGCGCGCCGCTGAGGGCGTTGCCGCTCGCCGGCGTGACGGTCAGCGCGGTTACGGCCTGGCGGCTGTGCACCAGGATCTCCTGGCCATCCACGCCCGCGGGCAGGATCAGCGTGCCAGCCGCGTAGGCGCCGCCCTGCGACAGCAGCAGGAACACGCTGGCGCCGGCCGTGGGCGGCGCAACGGTGACGCTGAAGCCGGTCGCGCCAGGCGCCGCGTACTGCGTCACGAAGCCGCTCTCCGCGGTGAGCTGCGCCTGCAGCCATGCCAGCAGCACGGCCAGCGTCGCCGCGGCGTCGTTGCCCAACTGCGCCGAGAAGAGCGCCACCTTGTCGGCGCTGCTGAGGTCCGAGACGGATGCGAGCTTGTCGATGGACGACATGGTCAGTCTCCAAGCCGCAGGCCGCCGTCGTCCGCCACCTGCAGGGGCGACGTGTCAGGCGTCGGCATGAACGGCCGATTGAGGTTGCCCCAGGGCTTGTTGCCAGCGCCGCGGGGCATCGTGTTGGGGAGCTGCTGCTGCGGCGGCATCGCGCAGGCCAGGAGCAGCGCCTCGTAGCCCTCGCGGGCGGCCGCCATGGTGGACGGGCTCAGCTGCTTGCCCAGGCCGGCCGACAGCCGCACCGCGAGGTTGAGGTAGACAGTCTCCGCCGCGCTCTCGGACAGGCCGGAAGGGGCGTCGAGGTCGATGTCGGCCGCGTTGGCCGGAAAGGCGAAGCCCGTGCGCACGCCCTTCGCCTCCCAGGTGGCCATCATCGACATGAGCCGGCGCGCTCCGCGCTGCTGCTCGTCTGGCGAGAGGTCGAACACATAGCCGGCCAGCGCCAGCTCGGCGTAGGCCTCATCGACGAGCTGCTGCAGCGTCCACGCCATGGTCGCCTCACTTGGCGGCCGCGGCGGCCTGCAGCTTCGCTTCGATCGCCTCGCGCAGCTTCTTGTCGCTCACGCGCGCGCTGAAATCGATGCCCAGCTCGGTGGCCTTGGCCTCCAGCTCGTCACGGGTGGGCTGCTTCTCGTCGGCCAGGCGCTGCGCCTCCGCAGCGGCCGCGGCCTTGCGCTCCTCGCTGGCCTTGAGCGCCTCGGGCGTGCTCTCGCGCCAGCCCTCGGCGATCGCATCCTGCTCCTGCCGCTCGTTCTCGACGGTGAGCGTGGCGAAGAGGCCGCCGTGGATCGGCTCGCTGCCGGGCGCCTTGTAGAGCATCTTCGGGTAGTGGTCCATGGTGTGCACCTTGGGATCTGGAGAAAGGCCCGCGCGGGGTGCGCGCGGGCCGGAAGCTCCGGCAACTGCACCGGAGAGGAGACAAGCGATCAGGTCTGGCCGAACAGCATCAGCCCGCACATTTCGGGGTTCGTCATCCCGACGCCGAAACGGGTGTCGCACCGGTAGAGGTACTTTTTGGTCTTGATGTCGAACCACTTGTACATCGTGACCTGCACACCGAGCTCCGTGGAACCTTGCATGAACCCGGCGCCCGCGGCGGTGAGGCCTTCATCGACCCCGTTGCGACCCGGCAGCAGCTCGATCGCGCGCTCGTCCCAGAACGGCGCGACGTTGCTGGACACGGTGTTCAGCCAGGTGATGGCGGCACCGTTGGCCGGTGTGGCCGTCACGTTCTTGTACTCGAGCTCGGGCTGCGTCGGCGCCGAGTCGGCCGCGATGATCGGCGGGCTGATCTGGATCGTGCCCGTGCCGCCGGCGCCCGACACGATGGCGGTCACCGTGAAGGTCTTGGGCTGACCGGTGTCGGCCTTGCTGATGTGGTGCACCGCGTTGACGCCGGCGATGGTGAACTTGTCGCCCACCTTGATCGTGCCGCTGGTCACCGTCACCGCCAGGTTCTGGTACCGGTTGTCGACGTTCTGGATTTCGCCAGTGGCCGCCGTGCTCGTCGCCTTCGGCACGTATCGCTGGTTCGCGCCGTTCACCGTCACCGTCACGCCAGCCGCCGCCGTCAGGCGGTAGGTGTAGTCGGACTTGAAGGTCTCGAAGCCAGCGACGCGACCGATGTAGGCGTTCTCGTAGGCGTTGTTGACCTTCGGGTTCGGCGAGGTCTGCGGCTTGGCCAGCGTGCCGGCGGCGTTGTTGTAGTCCCGGGCGTGCAGCACAGCCACGCGACGCGAGGCGTCACCGACCAGCCCCTGCTCCATCATCAGCGCATCGGCCAGCGCCAGATCGTCGTAGCCGGACGCAGCTACGGTGCGCTTGACGATCAGCGTGCCCTGCAGCGCGGCGACGTTCGCGACGGCGACGTTGATGTCGGTCGCCAGGCGCTGCATCGCGCTCTGGTACTTGCGCTCGCGCTGCTGCTTGTCGTTCAGGTCGTCCGAGGTCATCGTCCACGGCACTGCCTTGTTGTAGCCCAGGCCGATTGGCACCGAGAGCTGCGTGACGTCGGCAAACGATGCCGAGATGTCCGTGCCGGCCGGGCCGTCCACGGAAACGCTCACATACGGAGTGGGCCGCCAGATGGCCGTGCCCTGCGAGCGCTCCAGCACGACCGGGTCGGCCTGGAACTTCGAAACGTTGCGGCCCATTACCAGCAGGTCGTCGAAGCCGGCGAGCAGTTCGTCGAAGAACACCGTCTCCTGCTTCGAGAAGGCGGTGGCGCCGAGCACCATGCCCGTGCGCGTCATGTGGTTGAAGAGGTGGGCGTAGACCTTGTAGGCGCAACCCAGGGTGAAGCGCGGCGCGAAGACGGCCAGCGCGGTGATCGCCAGTGCGGCGATGAGGAAAAGCTTGAGGACCAGCATGGTCAGGCTCCGTGGATGAGTGGGGTTCGTGCGGCTCGCGCCGCGCTTGCTCGACTCATCCGCTCCGGGCCGGATGGGGGCCTCTCGATCGCTACCCGTTGACGGTGGGCGAATCCGGGCGCTGTGAGGGGCGCCGCCCCGCAGGCTTAGGCCGGCTGCTTGGCCTTCTTCGCGCGGAGATAGGCTGCGACCTTCGACCGGTCTCCGGTCTTGTCGGCCTCGGCCACCAGGCGCTGGTACTGGGCGTCGCCAAGTGCAGCGGCGCCAGCCACGTTGGAGCGCGGCCGCGACTCGGGCGGCGGCGCGGACTTGCGAGGGGTCACCTTCAACTGCGTCTCCAGCTTGCCGACGGCGGCAGCGAACTTCACGGGGTTCTGAATGCCGGCCAGCTCGGCCAGCTTCTTCGGGTTCTTGCCGAGGGCGTACATGATGGTCGCCGCGCTGTCGGCGGTCTCTGCGGCGTCGAGGATCACGCCCTGCTGGATCGTCGAGAGCTGGTGCTGCGCCAGCGTCTCGGCGTCCTCGAAGTCGCGCACCTTGAGCTTCGTCTTTGCGGCGCCGTAGGCATCGAGCTTCGCCTGCCAGGCGGCCTTCGCGTCGTCCTCAGCCTTCTTGCGCTTAGCCTCCTCGGCGTCGGCGTGCGCCTTGCGGCCCATCCAGGCCTTGAGCTTCAGCGCGTACTTCTCGGCATCGAAGTCGATGTCGGGGTCGCTGAGCTGCGGCTCGGGGCCGACCTCAACAGCGGCGACCTGGTTGGTGCCGGTCTGCTTCAGCCGGGCGTTCTCGGCCTCCAGCTCGCGCTGCTTGCGGATCAGCTCGCGGCGCTCCCTTCGCAGGTCCTTGACCCACTGCGGCGCCGGCTTGCCGTCGATCGCATCCTCGTCCTCGGGAGGCGTCTCGTCGCCGATCGTGACGACGACCTCGTCGACAGCATCGTCCGCGGCGGCGTCCTCGGTGCCGCCATCGCTGTCGGGGTCGGCGTCCTGGTTCTCGCCGCCTTCGGGGTCCGCTTCGTCGTCGGTGCCGTCCGGGTCTGCGCCGTCGTCATGCGCCTGCACCTCGTCGTCGTCCACCACGACCGCGCCACCACCCACCTCCACCACACCGGGCATCAGGAAGCGAGAGAGCAGGAATCGCAGGGGCTTCGGGAGGTTCATCAGGCGCTCGCGTCGGTTTGCACGAGCGGGATTGTGGGAAGCCGCCACAGGCCCGCGCAACGGTTCGACACGTCGAATATCAGCGCCACTTTTGCGGCAGCGCTCGAATATCGGCGCGACTTATGGCGTTGCGGTACCGGGCCCCGGATTGAGCAGCTGCTGCAGCGCCTGCACGCTGGCGATCAGCTGCTCGTTGTGCGAGCCGGCCGCCTCGGCGAAGGTCTTCGCGGTCTGGGCCTGCTTGAGGTTCGCGTCGGCCACCTTCTGCACGGTGCTGGCGCGCGCGCTGGCGGCGTTGGCCTCCGATTCCTCGGCCATGGCCAGCAGCGCCTGCGACTGCGGGTCCGGCTGCGCGTTGGCCTGCTCCTGCTCCTGCGCCAGCTCGGCCGCTTCCTCATCGGTGGGCTTCACCACGCCCATGCGGACCATCTTGCGGCGGAAGTACTCGCGGGCCTCGCTGATCCCCTCGCCCTCCAGGTTCATCATCACCAGGCCGTTGAGCACCTGCAGGGTCTCCGGGTCCTGGGTGAGCTGCATCATGCCGGTGAGGGCGCGCACGGTGGCCGCGCGCCGGCTGCTGCTGCTCGGGCCCACGTCGACGTCCACCTCGAAGTTCGCCTTCGCGAGGTCGTTGCCCTGGCGAACCTGGTCGGTATCGGGGTCGTAGACCTTGGTGTTCATGACCACCTGCGAGGACTTGCCGCCGGCGTCAATCACCTTCATCGGGCGGTCCTCCTCCACCACGATGTCCTTCATCATCGACAGCCAAACCTCGCCGCAGCGCTTCATCGCCTTGGCGAAGTTGGACATGTAGATGAAGACCTGCATGTCCAGCCGCTGCTGGATCAGCTCGACGGCCTTGCCGCTCATGTTGGGCTGCAGCTGCTCGCCGGCCTGCTGGTTGCCCAGCAGGTCCGAGAGCGCGTCGGCCGCCATCTGCGCAAGCGCGGCCATCGCAGGCGGGATGTTGGGGGCCTTCGTGTAGGCCTGGGGCTGCGAGGTGCCGGGGATCGGGTTGCCGTTGGCGTCCTTGAGCGAGTTGGCCAGGAGGTAGGGGAACTTCTGGACGTTGTCCTCGGCCCACATCTGAGCGTGGCCGAGGATCTGCTCGGGGTCGAAGATGGGCTTCTCGATGTCGAAGCGCATCGCCATTTCGGCGAGCCACGACATCAGCGTGTTCTGCAGGCGCTGGGCGTCCTTGGCCAGGCGCACGTGGCCCATGCAGCGCTCGACGCCGTCGACCACCCAGCGCTTGCCGTAGGTGACGATGATCGGGATGCACCGGCCGGCGATGCGCTGCGGTTTGTGCTCGCCGCTATCGAAGATCTTGCCGCCGCTCATCGTGTACTTCATCACCACGCGCCGTCGCACGTTCTTCTCGCGCACCTTGCGGAAGCCGGTGGCCATGAGCTCGGCGAGCTTGTCGGGGTCCTCGTCAAGCTCCGACTGCGGCACGCGCATGTCCTCGGCGTCCTCGTCCAGGCCGCGGAAGAAGTGGATCAGCTCGGTCTCTTCCTCGATGCGGTATAGCTCGCACACCCACACGAGGTCGGGGGATGCCCAGTCGAACTCGCGCTGGGTGATGGCGTGCGGCCAGGTGGCGGGGTCGTCGCCGAACTCGTCGATGTAGGCCTTTCGCGGGTACGGGGTGAGCACGTAGCAGCGTTTCGCGTCGGCCTTGTCCTGGCGCTTTGCACCCAGGTCGAAGAAGACCGAGCTGTCGGCGTCGAAGATGGGCTCCAGCGCGATGCGCTGGCGCTCGTTATCGTCGTCGTCCTCGTCCTCGTAGCAGGCGCGCAGGCGCCAGGCGCCGATCCCGCCGGCGGCCGCCTCTTCGAAGGCGTTGTCGTAGGCCTCGTCAGCGCTGCAGGCCTTCTCGTCGGCCCGGTAGAGACCGTCGCAGGTGTCCGCCAGCTCGTCGTCGGGGGAGCCATCCTTGGGCGTGAAGTCGACGGTGATGCGGTTGTTCCGGTACTCGTTGATCACCCGGATCACCGCGAGGTGGACCTTGTTGAACTCGAAGCGGGGCTTGTTCTCGAAGGCCTCGCCGAGCGGGCCCTCCCACTGCGCGCCGGCGATGCTGTAGAAGCGCCGGTCCTGCAGGCACTGCAGCCGTTCGTCGCGCACAGCGGACTGGATCTCGTCGAACTCGATCAGCGCGTCGCTGTGGATCTGCTGCAGGCGCTCCTGCTTGGACATGCGGGCCATGGCGGCTCCCTCGTGGGACGGGAGCGCTGCTGGCGGCGCGGTCTACTCAGCGGGCCTGGGACGGCCGGTGGCACGCCGGGCGCAATCGGTGCGGGATTCGAACCTCGCGGCGCCTTTGCCATTGCCTCGCAGGGGCTCAAGCGGCTTCGGCGTCTACCTGCGTCAGCCTTCAGCCTCTCAGCCAACCGACCGCGCACGCGCGTGCGGCGCAAGTCTAGCGCCGCGCGAACGGGCTGACCATGGGGATCGGCGCCGGCGGCGGTGGCGCCGCGGCGCGCACCGGCGCAGCGAACGACAGGAAGAGGGCGTCGGCCCGCCCTGGGCTGGGCAGCCCGCGCTTCTTCATGTCCTTCTTCGCCTCGAGCTGGATCTTGCCGTCCAGCCGCGGCACGGTCTCGATCGAGGTCAGGTCGCTGTAGAGCACCTGATCCTTTTCGATGGCGCCGCCCTCCTTGAGCCAGTCGCGTGCCTCCCGCGCCATGTAGGCGCGCAGGTTCAGGCAGCCGGGGTCGGGCGACTCGCCGGAGAACCACACGAGGCGCCACTTCCGCCCCATGGTCTTGCCGGCGCTCACGACGCCCGTGCCGTAGCCGGCGTCGACGTGCACCGCGGCGGCGTTGTGCTCGTCCTCCAGCTGGGCCATCTTCATGGCCACCTCGATGTCGTTGTCGTTCTTCGCGAAGGTGTGGAGGATCCGGAACTTCAGGCCCTGGCGCATGCCGATAACGCCCTCGTCGTCGCCCTCCCAGGCGTTGTCGAGCGTGAGGATCTTCGGCGCGAAGCTGTAGGCCTTCTCGGGCAGCTCGCGGCCGAAGGCCTTGTCGACGTCGTCGGCGCTGATGAACTGCTTGATCGACATCGCCGGGAACATGCCGCGCACGCGCACCTTGACGATGTCGCTGTCCTCGCCGTGCGTGGAGACGAACTCGTCGAGGTAGGCCTTGTTCGTGCCCTCCACGGTGCGGCTGTCGATGTGCCGCGTGCGCCAGAGGTGGCGGTAACGACGGAAGCACTCGCGGAACCGGCCGGAGGCCTGCGTCGGGTTGCCGAACGCCAGCCAAATGATCTCGGTGTCCTCGTCGGTGAGCGCGCCCTCTGCCACCTCCCACACCTTGTCGGCGATCTTCGAGGCCTCGTCGAAGATCAGGACGATGCGTTTGCCCTTGTTGTGCAGGCCGGCGAAGGCCTCGGTGTTGTTCTCGCTCCAGGGCGTGGCGTCGGCGCGCCAGGACTTCTCCCGTCCAGGCTCGTTCGAGTAGAGCGACAAGCCGGGCACCGACCACCACGGCGCCGTGATCGACAGCTTCGACCACTTCGACACCTCGGGCCACGTCTTCGTGCGCAGCTGGTTCTCGGTATTGGCAGTGACGACCACGCGCGTGTCGTCGCATGTGGACATCGCCCAGTTGACGAGCATGCCGATGAAGGCCGACTTGCCGATGCCGTGGCCGGATGCCACTGCCAGGCGGTACGGCTGGAAGCGCGTGGCCGGGTCGCTCAGGTGGTCGCGCAGCGCCGCGAACTCCTCCGCCTGCCAGGTGCGCAGGCCGTCAGCACCGGCGCCCTGCAGCTCGCCAGCGCCCCACTCGTAGGCATAGCGCGCCCAGGCCAGCGGGTCCGCCGCCATCTCCGCGGCGTCCTGCACCAGCAGCTCGTCGACCTCGTCGTCGGTCATTCGGATGCGGCCCGCCGGCGGGCACGGGCGGCTGCCAGGCGCTCGGCGCGCGGCGTGGTGTCGCGCACCTCGAGGCGATCGGTGAAGCTCTTGTAGTGCTTGCCGATCAGCTCGCGGGCCCTGATGGCCGCAGCGAACTCACCGGCGCCTTCAGCCTTGCGCGCCAGCATCTCGATCGCGAGCAGGTTCGCGTCGGCCTTCACGAGCGTGCGCTTCTCCTGCGCCTTGAGGCCCTTCGCGATCGCGGCCTTGATGTGCGGTTTCGTGAGCAGCTCCGACCCGATACGTGCCGCGGTGCGCTCGCTGTAGCCGGCCGCGATGGCCGCGCGCGTGGCGTTGCCGTCGACGAGGTACTCGGGGACGAAGCGCTCCTCCTTGGCGGTGAGTCCGGATGCGGTGGAGTGGCGGGGCATGATGCAGATTGTCGGTTCAGGTCTTGGCGTCGAGAACAGGCTGCAGCATCCTCGCGGCGCCGGCGTGCAGCAGCAGGTGCGCATTCGGCGCGGCCTCGCCGGTGCCGGTGTAGAACACCTCGAGGGTGTCGGCGTCCAGGACCACCACGCAGCCCTGCGCCGCGCCGTAGTCGCCCTCCTCGATGGCAGCCGCGATGTTGCGCAGCGTGCCGGGGATGTCGAGCAGGTTGGTTTCGCGGAGGAGCACGAGGTTGGTCATGCCTCCTCCGGCATCGGCGCCACGCGCTGCCCGCGCTTGCCGTAGCTGCGCGCCTCGCCGACGTGGAAGCTGTTGCAGTGCAGGCAGTGATAGGCCTCGACATGGCCCTTGTGCAGCTTGCGCATGCGCCGCGCACGCTTGTTCGCCTCGCTCCACGAGGTGAACGCGCTCTTGCCGGTGCAGCCGGTGACGTGGCCTTTCATGGGAGAACCTTCGCGATGCGGTAGACACGCCCGTCGATCGTCACGTGGCGGCCCACGCGCACCTCGATCGGCAGGGGGAACTCTTTGCGCTGCGTCGGGATGTGCAGCGTCACCGGGGCCCAGGAGCCGCGGCCGATGGGGCGCAGGACGAGCATCACGGCGTCTCCCTGGTGGTGCCGCAGTAGCTGCAGCTGCTGGCGTCCTCGTGCGGCGCGCCGCAGTTGACGCAGCTGGAGCGATAGCGCAGGCGCTCGAAGCTGTGGAGGTGCAGGTGGTTGATCGCCGCGCGCGCGTCAGCGAGTTGGCACTCGTATCGCCGTCGCAGCGCCTCAGCCGTTTGCTGCTGCCGAGCCGAGCCCACTACTGCCTCAGCGAGAGCGACATACAGCCAGCCGCTCACGTCCGCTGCTCCAGATCCGCCGCCGCGGCGTCCTTCACCTGCTGGTGCGTCAGCCCGAACTGCTCGAGCAGCGCGCGGTACTGACGGTCCTGCATGCCCTGGTCGCGCACGCGCCGGAAGTGCGGGGAGCGCGCGGCGGCTCGGGCGGCGCAGCCTGGGCAGCCGGCGCGGAAGCCGTTCCAGGGGCGGGCGGCGGCTTGGGTGCAGTCGGGGCAGGTGGTCATGCGCCCACCTTGACGGGCCAGTCCTCGACGATCGGCGTGCCGAACGAGCATGGCTGCCGATAGGCCGGCCATTGCCGGGCCGGGTTGTTCGACATCGGAAGCCAGATGTCAGCGCCGCAGATGTCGATCCAGTGGCACTCCCACCGCCCACCGTACCAGCGGCGATACCACTGGAAGCGGCAGAGCAGGTGCTGGAACCAGAACATGCGGAAGATGCTCATGCCGCCGCTCCCAGCAGGTCTGCCTGCACCAGTTCCACCGGGAGCGGCGTGATGCGCAGCACCACCTTGCCCTCGCCTACCGGCTCGCGACGCCGCTTGTGCAGTTCCCAGATCCAGCGGTCGTCGGTGAAGACGATGCCCTGCAGCGCGTCGCTCAGCACCTTCTCGGCGTTGCCCAGGTCGATGCACTGCACCGTGTCGTCCCAGCGCAGCGGATCCTTGCGAGCGCGGCGTTCCCAGTCCTGCGGTCGGTTCGGGTACAGGTCCAGCTCGACAGCGACGCGGCCAGCGAACGGCGTGCGGATCACGCGCGACGCTGCCCAGGCGCACGCCTCGCGATAGGCCTTCGCCTCCGGCGTCACGTAGGTGAGCGCCATGTGCTTGCCGGTGTCCTTCGACTTGATCACGCGCGTCGCCCAGTAGCGGTTGGCCGAGATCGGATACGGCAGGGTGAGCTCGATCACAGCCACCTCCACGCCTGCGCGGCCAGCGCCAGCAGGCACCACAGGCCCAGCCCGTAGATCGTGGCCAGCACGATGCCGGTGCCATCCGCCGGCGGCTGCTGGCCGCGGCCTTGGAACGCGTTGAGGTCCTTCATGCTGCCTCCAGAAGCCGCACACCGCGGCGATCGATGAACATCGGGCACCAGCCATTGCGCAGGCACAGGCTGGCGTCCACCTCCTCCACCTCGTCCCACGGCCAGTCGTTGGCCCGTGCGCACTGCTGGCGCTGCGGGCACGGCTGCGACGGGATGCACCTCGCGTAGCCCAGCGGCAAATGCGCGCGCGTCTCGGTGGTGCTCATGGCTCGTTCCGGTTTTCAGAAGCCCGCGCCTGCTCGTCCGCCGCTTCAGCCAACCCGAGCTCCGCACCGAGGGCGATCCGATGGCGATCGGCGTACTCGGCGACCCGGGCTGCAGCCTCGGCCTTCTGGGCGTCGGTCTGCGCGCGCGCCAACGCGTCTGCACTCGGCTCGTTCTGTTTGGCCCTCAGCCGCTCGCTGAGGGCGCGCAAGGCATCCCGCGCCTGCTGCTCGGCCGGTGATGCGTGCTCGCTCTCGAAGCCCAACTGCAGGTCGGTGCGCGGAGGCTCCAGCGCGAACAGCTCAGACTGCGGCAGGCGGCCGGTTATCACAGCGCTGCGCACGGCATCAGCCCGGCGCGCAGGGTCGAGCCCGAGGGACACGGACCAGGCAGCCGGCATGCGGTTGCGCCGTGCGTCGTCGACCATGCGGCCGTAGGCCTCGCGGAACGCCATGCGGGCGCCGACCTCGTCGCCGCCGTCGATCACGACACGGGCAACGGCCCAGGCTTCGGCCATCTCGCGGGTCCAGACCACGGTCTCGGCCTCGTCGCGGCTGCGCAGAACCATCGCCCAGGCCTCCTCTGCGCCGGGCCTGCCATCGTCCTCGGCGAGCCCCTGCAGCTGGGCGATGATGTCCGCCGGCGTCGGCACGAAGCGGCCGCGCTGCGGGTCCCTCACGTGGGCGTCGAAGCCCGAGCGGACCTCGTCGAGGCTGTGCGCCGCCAGCGCCCGGAACCACAGGGCGGTGTTCGCGGCACTGGGCACGTAGGTGCCGCGGCTGAGCAGGCTGCAGACGGCGTCGAGCATCGCGCCGAACTGGTCGAAGTCGGCCTCACGCATGGGGCAGCTCCTCGGTGGTGTTGAAGCCGAGCAGCCGCTTGGCCTCGGCGTTGCGGGTTGCGGTGTCGACCGGCGGCGCAGGCGTCCGGACTGGCTTCGGGTCGTCGCGGTGCGCGATGTCGCTGCGGCACCAGTTCCGCCAGGTCGCGAGCCAGTCGAGCTTCGTCGCGTCCTTGCCGGTCTTCGACGCCCAGTGGTCGCGGAAGCTGGCCGCCTCGCGACGCACCTTGTCGGCTGTCCACTGCGGGTACTCGTCGAGGGCCCAGTCGCCCCACGCCTTGGGCAGCTGCCAGTCCTTCGGCAGGCGCGAGCCGCGGTCGGCCGCCGGAGGTGGGGTGGGCGCCGCGCCAGCGGCGGGCGGCGGGTCGGGAGGGGCAGGAGCCGGCGGTTCGGCGCCAACCAAAGGATCCTTATTCCGGTCTGGTCTGGTCTGATCTGATCCGGTCTGATCTGATCCCTTGCGATCGCCCCCCGAGTCGCCCCCCGACTGGGGACCCGAGTCGCCCCCCGAATCGGGTCGCGATCCCGCTAGGATGATGGCGACCGACTTTTTCTTGAGGATCTTGGACGCTGGGTTGAGGGTTCGGAGGGTGTCGACCGCGGTCTTGAACTGCGCCCGCACATGGGTGGTGTCCACGTCGACTTGCCAGCGCTTGGCGTTGCCGACGGCGCCGCTGATGGCGGCTGTCAGCTTCTCGATCCAGGCCTCCAGCGCCTTCTCCGCGACAACCGGGTGATAGAGCCGGCCGTCGGAGCAGGCCACCCAGCCGCGCAGTGCGTGCGCCCTCGACTTCGACCAGCGCTCTGCCTGCGATAGCTTCGCGAGGACGCGATCGTTGTTGGGCAGACTCGCCGCTGGCACCTGGTGCCACGACTCGGCCCACAGCGTGAAGGCTGCCGCCTTCTCGTCGCTCGTGCCGAGGATCCACGTGTCGGACCTCAGCAAGCGGTCGGTGTCGACCCACATGCCGGGGAAGTCGCGCAGGTCGACGTCGGCCGGCACGAGCGGATCGGGGAGCGTGGTGTCGCTCAAGCTGCCTCCCGCATACTTCCGCCATGGCCACCGAAGACGACGAGCAGGAGATCCGCGCGAAGCACCGCGGGCACGAGCTGCTGGTGACGGCGTCGCGCTCCGGCGAGCGGCGCTGGTTCTGGAGCTACCTGGTGGACGGGCGCGTGCACGGGCGCGGCCGCGTGGCGTGCACCTCCGCGGAGATGGCGCTGCGCATGGGGTTGAGCGCGGCGAAGGTGCGCGCGGACGGGCTGTAGACGCTGACGGCACCCCACACGCCGAGGGGGCCGCGCCCGACTCCGCATACCACAAAACGCTCCGGTGCAATCAAGCGTGGGAACAGCAAATAGTGGGGCACCACCCTCACTGTTCAGCGCTTGGCCCGTGCTATCTCGGGCGCAAAGTCCTTCTTCGTGACGGCGCGAGCAACCATCCCCCTGGTTAGAAAAGCGCCGCACAGTGCCGCCATTGGCACAGTGCCAGAAGGAGTTGAGCGTGAAGTTCCCGAAGTTCCCAGGCCCTTGGTGGGCCACCCTGATCGGCTTGGCGCTATGGGTCGGGCCAGACTGGATACACGAGGCAGCCGGGCTGATTCTTGCCTTGGCACAGCTGTAGGGCGTCACGCTGCGATCTCCTCGCGCACCCGCGTGCGCCGGGCCAGCTCGAGCAGCCACTCGGCGAGCTGCGGCGGCGTGTGCTCGCGCTCGGCCTTCGTGACGATCTTCAGCGTGCGCGGCACGCCGCGCTGCGGTTTGATCACGCCGCTTGGCTCGCGGTGGGGGGGCAGCGGCGGCAGGTCATCGGGATGCACGCCCACGATGTAGAGCCACGTCAGCTTCTCAGCCTTGTGGCCCCAGTCGCATTGCCGGATCTCGGCCGTCCAGCCGCCGAAGCGATCGGGCGCGCGGCCCGGCGTCGGCAGGCCGCAGTGCGCCCACAGCGTGGACTCGGCCGGGTGCTCCAGCACGCCACCGTGGGTGCGCACGTGGCTGATGGCGTCGATCGCGAGCTGCCGCTCGGCTTGCGGATTCGCGGCTTTCGCGAACTGCCGCAGCTTGGCCCACAGCCGGCACGGCGGATGCGCCACCACGGGCGCCCCACCAGGCCAGCGCCGCGCGTCGCGCTCGGCGTCCCACACGTCGGTGCCCGGCAGCCGCTTGTAGACGCTGTCGGCGCGCGCGAAGAGGACGGCGACTTGCCTCATGCGAAGCATCCCTCCAACAGCTCAGCCAGCACCACCCGCATGCCCAGCTTCTCGGCGATGTGATGCTCCAGCGTCGCGCCGCGCGAGCGCTCCCAGCCCGGCAGGAGCACGATGCCGTCGCAGGTCACGAGTTGCGCGATGTCGGTGCGCATGCATTCGGCCCAGCCCTTGGCCGGGTCGACGTTGATCTCGGCGGGGTTCACCACCTCGAAGCCCAGCCCGCGTAGGTGCGCCGCGGCTGCGTGGAAGGCGGGGAAGTTCAGCTCCGGCAGCCCGGTCATCGGGCCGGCGACGTAGACGCGCCTCATGCGTGCGCCCTCCCCACCACCTCGTGCACGCGGCCGGTGAGCAGGTCAGAGATCAGCACGCGCTCGGCGTGCCGCTCAGCCTCGAGGCGAGCGATGCGCTCCTGGGCGAGGCGCAGCTCGCGCTCGGTCTCCGATTCCTTGCGCCGCAGGCTGTGCAGGTCGTAGCCGCGGTTGTCGAGCAGCCAGAGCAGCGGCGCCTCGTTGCCGCACAGGTCCATCAGGTCCGGCAGCCGGTCGATCGGGAAGTGCGCCTCGCCGCGCATGATCCGGGTCCAGTGCCCGGCATCGATGCCCAGTGGCATGTAGACCTCTTTGTCCGCCTCCAGTCCGCCCAGGCTGATGCACAGCTTCACGGCCATGAGGAGCGACGGCTGCCGGCGCACCAGCGCATGGTCGACCTCCTGCATCGGCGTCTTCGCCATCGGCAGCGAGCGCTGCACCGGCAAAGGTTGCACGGGGGGTTCGTCAAACGCAGTCCGCTTCCTTGACTGGCTTTGACGGTCCCCGACGGACGAAGCTTGAGGCATGGGCAAGACCTTTTCGAATCAGGATTTGGAATGGGCGCGGCGCAGGCTGAGAGGCGTGCTGCTGCAGATCGCGATCGACTGCGAGCAGGTGGCGCGCAGGCTGCGGAGGTGGGTGCGATGACTCATGCAGCCCTACCCCTGCGCCACCGGCTGCGGCCGCGCCAGGTGCGGCACCTCGGCGGCCCCGTACACGTGGTCGTAGGTCAGCGCCAGGCCGCGCTGCCGCGCGAACTCGATCAGGCGACCGGCCACGTCGGGCGGGATCTGCTGCCCGCGCTCGTAGGCCGAGACGTTCGGCTGCGAGCACTGCATGCCGGCGGCCAGCTGCGACTGCGACACGCCCAGGCGGCTGCGGATGATCTGGATGGGGCGCATTTGCTACCCCCTCACCAGGAGCACGATGGCCCAGGCCATGAAAGCCACCGAGCCGATGAGGTTCACGAGCAGCACGCGAGGCGTGCGCGCCGGCATCGTTCGTTCAGCGAGATGCCACGCATAGCCCAGGGCGGTCAGACCCTCGAGGATGGCCACCGTGAGGAGGAAGGCGGTCATCGCTCAGCCCTCCACGACTGCGCGAGCCTGTTCGCGCAGCACGTCCCAGTCGACGCGCGGCTTCAGCCGTTCGGGCTCCACGGCGGCGCCGCGCCGCTTCGTCTCGCGATAGATGGCCGGCACGTACTCGGCCGGCACGCTGCCGCGGCTGCGCCACATGCTGACCTTGCTCTGGCTGACCGGGAGTTCCTCGGTGCTGATGGCGGAGGCGAAGGCGGCGACGGTGCCGCCGCAAACCTTGATCGCCTCATCGAGCGCCTGCATGGCTGCGGCCTCTGCGTCTGTCATGGGGGTGCTCTCGGTGCTAATCACGTTCGTGATTGTGCGCCACTCACCAACGTGATGCAACCCCATGCGCTAATCACAAGCGTGAAAACGTTGGGCGACAGGATCAAAGAGGAGCGCGAGGGCCGCGGCTGGAGCCAGCAGGAGTTGGCTGCGCGCGCTGGCGTGAGCCAAGGAACCATCGGGAACCTGGAGGCAGGGCTTCGAAAGTCCGCCCGGAACCTGCTCGGCATTGCCGCCGCACTCGAGGTCCGCCCTGAGTGGCTTGCCACCGGCAAGGGAGAAAAAGTCCCATTCGGCCGGGGCCTGACCGAGGGCCTGCGGGAAGAGTTTGTGAAGGGACTCCCAGGTGGCGGATTGGCGTCTGAGCCCACCACTGTTTACGGTGACGTCCTCACAGACCGGGAGCGGGAGTTCCTTGCTGCCTTTCGCGACCTGCCGCAGGTTGAGCAGGATGAGCTCTACACCCACGTCATGGATCGAGCGCGGACCTACCGCGAGCATGCTGAGAAGCTACTGCGCGAGCGCTTCGGCGTGACCGGCTTTGCGCCTAACGACAAGGTGACGGAGGCCATCCTCAAAGGCACCGGCCTGCCGCCGGCCCCGCAGTCCCCGACGCCAAGCTACAAGCTGCCGCCGGCCATCACGCCACCCCCGAGCGAGATCCCACGCGCCAAGAAGAAGAAGGCCGGAGGTGCACTGTGAAGGCGCCCTTCATCCTGGTTCCCGACGAGGTGTCCCACGACACGGTGGAATGTCTCGAGACGCTGCTTGAGCACGCGCGAGCCGGCGAGATCATCGGCGTGGCCTACGCCGCGGCATTGAAGCGCCGGGCCTACATCACGAACAGCGCCGGCGAGTGCTACCGCAACCCGACTTGGGCGCGCGGAATGGTGGCAGCATTGGACGATCAGCTCGCTGGGCGCGTGCGTGGCGGGCACGACTGAGGGGAGAACATGCGATTCGCAACGTGCGCGGCGGCCGCCGCGCTGCTGATGGCGGGCTGCGCGACGCAGGCGAAGTTCCAGACCAAGATGGACAGCTTCCTCGGCCAGCCCGAGGCCGTGCTGGTGGGCACCTACGGGCCGCCGCAGAGCAGCTATGCCCTCAACGGCGGCTCGAAGGTGCTGCAGTACAGCCGCAGCGGGCAGATGGTGCTGCCGGGCATGACGACAACGCAGCCCGTCACCACGAACACCGCTGGCAATCTCACCCTGAACCAGGGCATGCGCCAGACAACCGGCACCTACAACCAGACCTCGACCACCTACGTGCAGCAGCAGGCGCCGTCGACGGTGGTGCAGCTGGGGTGCACGGTGAACTTCACGATCGACGCGGCCGGCATCGTGCGTGCGTGGAACGCCAGCGGGAACCACTGCGTGGCAAACTGACCGGCATGGAGCCCGTCCCGCTGCCGAACGTGGTCAGCGCCGAGAGTCAGCTCGCCGGCCGGGTGCGTGGAGGACACGATTGAAGAACCCTTTCCACACGAAGACGCAGCGGCGCCTGGCAGTTATCGGCGCATGCATGCTGATCCCTTCATTCATACCACTTCTTCTCAAGGAAGCCGCCGACTCTGGATCGGTTCGATACTTCGTCGACGGGCTCCTGGGCCGGATCCTCTGTTCCTGGGGCATCGAACCTAGCTCGCTCTACTGCCCGCAGCCTCACTGGTACGACAAGCTGGTGATCCTCGGACTGCTGGTCCTCGCAGCGGCCTACGCGTGGCCATGGACTGGGAAAAGGGTTGCGGATTGGGTTCGCGCTGGATCTTGATCCTGCTACTCGCTTCTCACGGCGTCGCCAACACAGCCGAAAGGTCGCAGGCGGCCCGAGCGGCGTTTAAACGCCAGCACCCCTGCCCGGCCACTGGAAAGCGCACGGGCGCGTGCCCCGGCTTCGTGGTCGACCACATCAAGCCTCTGTGTGCCGGGGGCGCCGACCACCCGAGCAACATGCAGTGGCAGACGGCCGAGGCCGCAACCCTCAAAGACCGCTTCGAGTGGGAGGAGTGCCGACAGCTTCGAAGACCTCCAGATCCCCCAGATCGATGAGCCCAGCCCGCCGTGTGCGGGCTTTTTCACACCCTCGTAATCACAAACGTGTTGACAAGCACAATCACGTTCGTGATACTTCACTCCATCGCAACAGGAGACCGCGATGGGAGCAGTGGACAACTTCAGGGCAGCCGGCGCGGGCCACGCGCTGAGCGCCCTCATCGAGGTGGGCGAGCGCGAGCTGGCTGATGCCCGGGCCCGCGCGCTGCAGTCGATCACGCCCGACGACGTGCTGCAGGAGTTGCTGATCGAGCACGAGGCGGCGCTGCGGGCGGCGGGCGACGACGCGGCGGCGATCGGCCGGGTGTACCTGGCCGCGCGGGCGGACATCGCGGACCGGCTGACCGATCGCTTCCTGGGAGTCGGCGCATGAGCTACGTGATCGACTTCTCCATCACGGCCTTGTGCCCTTGCTGCGGCAAGGCGCTGCCCACCAGCGCCTACATGACCGAGAGCAAGCCGGCCTGTCACCCGCTGAAGAGGGACAACCCGTTCGAACGCAAGGACCGACGCGTGTTCATCACGCCGTGCGAGGCCTGCTACGAGCCCAAACGGACCACCGGGAGCGCGGCATGACCACCCCCAAGCTCATCCCCTGCCTGGGCGTCGGCTGCGGCCTGCACCGCACGTGCGCGGCCTACGCGGCGATCGAGAACAGCGACCCGCGCGAGGTGCGCATCAGCCACTGCGCGGTGGACATCGACACCGGGGCTCGCGTGCGGTACGTCCCGATCGTGCAGACGCCGTGGCCGTTCCCTGTGCCGGAGCTGGGGCAGGAGGCGCGCTGATGGATGCCTTCCGCCTCTGGCTCACCGACGCGCGCTTCGTGGCGCTCGCCGCCGCGCTGTGCGCGCTGGGCCTCATCGCCGCGGGGGTGCCGGCATGAGGGCCTACCGCTTCGCCCGGCCGCGCTTCTATCTGCGCCGCGATCCCGATGCCGGCTGGACGCTCGCCCTGGGCCGCTGGCGCTTGATGTTCCAGGTGAGGTAGCCCATGGCCAAGCTCACCGAGGCCGACGTGGACTTCCTGATCTTCGACCGCCGCGTGCAGCCGCGCGCGCAGGACACCACCACCGAGGCGGTGCTGCAGGCCGAGGCGCCCGCGCCGCGCTGGACGCCGCAGCCGGCGATCTGGATCTACCCCGTCCCGCTCGCGCGCCGGCTGCGCGCTCTCTGGAAAGGACTGTTCGCATGAACGCTCCCATCGTCGCGACGCCGGACCGCACCAAGTTCCTCGGAGGCTCCGACGCGGCCGCCGTCATGGGCCTGTCGCCCTGGGCCACGCCGGTCGAGCTCTGGCAGGAGAAGACCGGCCGCAAGCCGAAGGCGACGCCCGACGCGGTGCGCCAGAAGATCCTCGACCGCGGCCACAAGCTTGAGCCGTTCATCCGCGACATGGTGATCGACAAGCTGCGCGAGCTGGGCCATGACGTCGAGCTGATCGCCTGCAACGAGCGCTACGTCGACCCGGAGTACCCGTTCCTGGCATGCGAGATCGACTTCGAGCTGATGCTCGACGGCGAGCACATCAACTGCGACGCCAAGAGCGTGAGTGGCTTCGCCCGGAAGAAGTGGGGCGAGGAGGACACCGAGGACGTGCCGATCGAGTACGCGGCGCAGTTCATGCACGGCCTGATGGTCACCGGCCGGCGCACCTGCCTCGTGGCCGCGCTGCGCAGCTTCGACGACGTCGACATCTACTGGACACGCCGCGACGACGAGACGATCGCCGGCATGCGGGCCAAGCTGGTCGACTTCTGGGTCAACCACGTGCAGGCCGACGTGCCGCCGGATCCGCTGGTGTTCGCCGACATCAAGGCGCTGTTCCCGGACGACAACGGCCAGGCGATCGAAGCCACCGACGAGATCGCCGAGAAGGTCGCGCAGCTGCAGCAGGTGAAGGAACGCATCAAGGCCTTCGAGGAGGCCGAAGAGGCCCTGCAGTTCGAGATCGCCGAGTTCATCAGCCCGAACGCGATCCTGAAGTACGAGGGCCGCGAGATCGCGACCTGGAAGGGTCAGCAGACCGCGCGCCTCGACCAGAAGGCGCTGAAGGAAGCGCACCGCGACCTGTTCGCCAAGTTCACCACCACCAGCACCGTCCGCGTGCTCCGCCTGAAGAAAGCCAAAGCATGACCGCACAAGCCCTCAAGGCCGCCGCCACCGGCAAGGCCCAGAACCCCGTCGTCGCCTTCTCCGGCTTCCTGGACAAGCTGAAGCCGCAGCTCGCGCTGGCGCTGCCGAAGCACATGAACGCCGACCGCATGGCGCGGCTCGCTCTCACGGCCTTCAGCACCACGCCGGCCCTGCAGGAGTGCTCCTCGCAATCCATCGCCGCCTCGATCATGACCGCCGCGCAGCTGGGCCTGGAGCCGGGCATCAACGGCCAGGGCTACCTGATCCCGTACAAGAAGACATGCACCTTCGTGCCGGGTTGGAAGGGCCTGGTCGACCTGGTCGCGCGCAGCGGCCGCGCCACGGTCTGGACCGGCGCCGTGTACCCGGGCGACAAGTTCGAGTACCAGCTCGGCGACGCGCCTTTCTGCCGCCACATCCCCGGCGACGACGGCGACGAGCAGCCCTTCACCCACGTGTACGCCATCGGCCGCGTGCGCGACGCCGCGATGCCGGTGATCGAGGTCTGGACGCGCTCGAAGGTCGAGAAGCACCTCAAGCGCTACAACAAGGTGGGCAGCGGCCACTACGCCAAGGCCAACGAGAACAACTTCGAGATGTACGCGCGCAAGGTCGCGCTGCTGCAGGTGCTCAAGTACATGCCCAGCAGCATCGAACTGTCGAACGCGATCACCGCGTCGAATGCCGCCGAGGAAGGCCGGGGCGTGGTCATCGAGGGCGACTTCGTGCACGTGCAGGAGCCGCTTGACAGCGACGCGCCGCCGGCGACCAAGAGCACGGTGCTGCAGGACTTCGTGGCGCGCATCGACGCGGCCAGCGATTCAAACGCCGCCGCGCTGGTTCTCGAGGACGCGAAGAACGCCCTCAACGACGACCAGTACGCGGAGCTGTACCGGGCCTACGAGATGGCCTGGCAGCAGCCGGACTGACCCCCTTCCCCACCAGCCCGAAAGGCAACCATGTACGCAGCAGAACAGCAGATCCGCCCCCGCGGCGCCTCCCTGGGCGCAGACGCGACGGTCACCCTCGCGAAGCGCGCTGAGACTGAGCTCGCCTCCCTCTTCAATCGCTGCACCGACTCGCTGTGCCGCCTCGAATCGACCGTCAGCGCGCTGAGCGATCGGCTCAATCCGGTGATCCGACCGGTGCCCGTCGCGGGTCAGAAGGAGACCGGCGAAGGCGGTCCGCTCAGCCCGCTGGGCGGCGAGGTCGCGATGGTCACGAACCGCATCGACATGCTGCAGCACCAGCTGTACTCGCTGCTCGAGGCGCTGGCCGTCTGAACCACTTTCCAGGGCGCGCCGGCGTGGGTTCTCCTCCTCCACCCTCCCAACGATTCCCACGCCGCGCCGGTGATCCGGCCGCCCTCCTTCATTCAACCGCACCTGGAGACGACATTGGAAAACCTTCTCACCCCTAAGCGGATCATCTACGCCGCAGGCGCGCTCGCGTTGCTCGTCCTGCTGAGCATGATCTGGCCGTTCCACACCGTGCCAACCGGCACGCGCGGTGTGATCACGCAGTTCGGTGCGATCAAGGGCATCGAGAACGAGGGGCTCGTCATCCTCCCGCCGTGGCAGCGACTCGCGATCTTCAACATCCGCGCCGAAGAGGCACCGGTGGAGAACGCGGACGGCAGCACCAGCGACACGCAGCCGGTAAAGGTCTCGATGACGGTGCGCTACAGCATCGCCCCCGATAAGGTCGCAGAGGTCTACGAGAAGTACAGCCACGACGGCAATCTGTCGAGCTACGTGCAAACGGCAACGCAGGAGGTCTTCAAGGCCGTCACGGCGCGCTACACCGCCCCCGACCTAATCGCGAAGCGGGCCGCGGTGTCGAACGAAATCAGCGGCGCGCTGAAGCAGAAGCTATCGCTCTACGGCGCTCAGGTCATCAACATCGACATGCGCAACTTCTCGTTCTCCGCGGACTACATGGCCGCGATCAACTCGAAGGTCACGGAGGAGCAGAAGAAGCTTGCCGCGGAGAACCGCGCAAAGACCGTAGAGGCCGAGCAGCGGATCAAGGTCGTCACGGCAGAAGCCGAAGCGGCTGCGGCGAAGGCCAAGGCTGATGGCCAGGCCTACGCGCAGCTGAAGGTCGCGACCGCAGAAGCGGAGGCACTGAAGGTTCAGAACCAGGCCCTCGCGCAGAACAAGGACGTGCTCGAGCTGCGGCGTATCGAGGTCGCCCTTGAGCAGGCCAAGCGCTGGAACGGCGCGTTGCCGCAGAACGTGTACGGCTCCGCGCCGGTGCCGTTCCTGCAGGTCGGCAAGTAAAGAGTCTTTCACCCCCCACTACCAGCCAGGAGCTGACGCACCATGATCGAGATCTCCAACCTGAAGGCGAAGCTCGCCGACCTCACCGTGCTGTCGCAGAAGAACCGGCAGCCCGACGAGAACCCAGGCGCGAAGCTGTCGATCGAGGCCACACTGCCGCTGGACACGCTGGCCATGTTCGACGGCCGCATGCGCAGCGCCTTCTGGGAGGCCAAGCCCTCGAACCAGGGCGCGATCGACGGCCTGGCGGTGGAGCAGCTGAACGCGCTGGGCGAGCACACCAGCTGGGTGACCTGGTCGAAGGAATACACCGGCCACACGCTCACCGTCGACCTGGGCCTCGGCGGCCCGTCCAACCTCACGATCGCCGACTGCCGGCTCTACGCCTTCCGCTTCAAGCCGGAGGCCGGCGCGATCTTCGCGAAGTTCAAGGTCGAGAGCGCCGACATCAGCGAGGCGCTGTTCGGCAAGCTGGCGAAGCTCAAGAGCTGCGAGATCACGATCAGCATCGAGCCGCCCGAGGTTGCGCAGCAGGAGCTCGACGACACGCCGCCGGCGGCCGAGAAGAAGGGCAAGGCCGCCAAGGTCCAGCAGCAGGGCGACGGCACCTGGCCGTTCCCGAAGAAGGACGCGACCGACGCCTTCGTGGATGCCCACGCCTAGACCGATCAACCAGCGGCGCCGCAAGGCATGAGTGCCAACCACCTCTGGCAGGCGGAAGGGAAACAGCTCTCATCCGGTCTCGGCCGGGCCGCTGACCTTTGCTAGGACTGACATGAGTGACACCCCGACCGACCGTTTGTATTGCAGAAATTGCCAGCGGTTCACTGACCACTCGCAACGCGGCGTTGATCTGTGCTGCGATGAGTGCCACTGGATTACTGCGACGCGCGAACACGAGAACCCGACCGACCGGATGGCGCTGGCGGCGATGAACGACGACGAAACCGCGGCGTGGGCAGAGCAGCATGGAGCATCGGTGGCATGGGCAGTTTCCGAGGACATGCACCACATCATCAAGTTCACACCGCCGGATCTGCGCGCCGCCCTCGCCGCTGCTCCTGCGGCAGAGCCGGTGGCGTACACCTTCGCGGCCAGCTACTGGGCGAAGCTCGAATCCGTGCCAGTCGAGTTGCGCGGAAGAGTGCGCCCGCTCTACGCCTCTCCACAGCCCCCGATCTCTCCCCCGGTGGAGCCGGATGACGACTATGCCGTGATGGCGGCCTACCGGCAGGGGCGCGCTGCTGGCTTTGCGGCTGGGATTGTCGCCCAGCAGCCGCCAGCAGCGCAGGCCGATGACCCGATCCGCCGCGAAGCATTCGTGATCCTGCGCGAGCTGCACGACCGGCTGGACGAAATGAGTGTCAAACGCAAGAAGGAAGCCGGCCTCACCGGATACGTGGAGCGGATCGAGAAGCTTCAGGTGCGCATGCAGTCCGCCCTCCGCGCTCAACCGCAGGCAGCGCAGGCGGACACCGGCGCTGTCCGCATCTACCCGCCCGAGCTTCCCAAGATGCCTAAGGGCGCTGTGTTCGATGCGATGTCGCGTGAGGACCTTTGGGACTGGGCTTGTCTTACCGGCTGGCGTTGTGCTCAACCGCAGGCAGCCGAGAAGGTGGTGGCACACACACAAGCCGCGCGCGACGTGCTGGCCGAACGGCAGCGGCAAGTGAGCGCCGAGGGTTGGACCACCGAGCATGACGACGAGCACACCCTCGGTGAACTGGCGATTGCGGCTGCGTGCTTGGCAGTCCACGGCACTGACGCACAAGTCTTTGACGACGGATCGCCCTGCGACGTTTGGGGGTTGGCCAAAAAGCATGCCGCCGACCGCCGCCGACAGCTCGTGATCGCTGGCGCCCTGATCCTCGCAGAAATCGAGCGCCTGGATCGCGCCTCCCCCACCACCCAGGCCGACCGCGGCGCGGAAGGGGACTGCCGTGGCTGAGAACACCAAGATCGAGTGGGCCGACCACACGTTCAACCCGTGGACCGGGTGCACGAAGGTGTCGCCGGGCTGCGACGGCTGCTACGCCGAGGCGTGGGCGAAGCGCAGCGGCACGGTGCAGTGGGGGCCGGGCGCCGCGCGCCGGCGCACCACGGCGGCGAACTGGCGGCTGCCGCTGAAGTGGAACGCCCAGGCTGCGGCCGAGGGCCGGCGCCTGCGCGTGTTCTGCGCCAGCTTGGCCGACGTGTTCGACAACGAGGTGTCGCCGGAGTGGCGCGCCGACATGTTCGAGCTGATCGCCGCAACGCCGCACCTCGACTGGCTCCTGCTCACGAAGCGCGTCGGGAATGCGCACAGGATGCTGGACCTGACGATGGACGCGATCGACCGACGGCAAGCGCTGGGGACAGCCAAGGTGGAGCGCCTACCCTGGCCGTGGTCGAACGTCTGGCTCGGCGCCACCGTGGTGAACCAGGAAGAGGCGGACCGCGACATCCCGAAGCTGCTGGCGGTGCCGGCGCGCGTGCGGTTCCTGTCGGTCGAGCCGATGCTGGGTCCCGTGGACCTGAGCATCCCGCTGAACGTCTGCCAGTTCGACGAGAGGTCAGCGTGGAGCCCTCGAAACCTTCGATCGCATGACACCGGCTTGCATTGGGTCATATGCGGCGGCGAGAGCGGCCCCCACGCGCGGCCGATGCATCCCGACTGGGCCCGCTCGCTGCGCGACCAGTGCGCGGCCGCCGGCGTGCCGTTCCTGTTCAAGCAGTGGGGTGAGTGGTTGCCCGTCGAACTGCCCAGCGGCGAGGAGTGCTACGCGGAGGACGGAAGCGACCGGCAATTCGAGGGCCGAGTTCGAGTTCAGCGCGCCGGCCATCAGGACTTCGCGCGCATCGGCAAGGTAGCCGCCGGCCGCCTGCTCGACGGCTTGGAGCACAACGGGTTCCCGGAGGTGCGCCATGGCTGAGCGCCCGATCCTCTTCAGCGCGCCGATGGTGCGCGCGATCCTGGCCGGCACGAAGACGCAGACGCGGCGGGTGATGAGCGACCGGCACCGCTGGCATTTCATCGAAGCGACCGGCGATCTTGCGCTCTGCCCCTACGGCCAGCCCGGCGACCGGCTGTGGGTGCGCGAGGCTTGGAGCACGTTGCCCATGTACGACGCAGTGAAGCCGTCCGATATGGCGCCCTACTACGCCGGGACGATCCGCTACAAGGCAGATGGGCACCAGAGCGGCAAGCTGAGGCCCGGCATGTTCATGCCCCGCTGGGCCAGCCGCATCACGCTGGAGATCACCGGCGTGCGCGTTGAGCGGCTGCAGGACATCAGCGAGGAGGACGCAATCGCCGAGGGCATCGAGCAGATGCCCTGCCAGGTTCCAAACACTCGGCTCTGGCGGAACTACACCCCAGGCAACGGCTGGACGTCTCGCGTGGCCATTCCGCAGAACAGCTTCCGCTCGCTGTGGGAGTCGATCAACGGCGCCGACAGTTGGAACGCGAACCCATGGGTGTGGGTGGTGGAGTTCAGGAGGGTCTGATGTCCGACGCCCTCCTCACCCGCGAAGAGCTCGAGCTGCTGACGGGCCTTCACCAGCCGAAGCGCATGTGCGACTGGCTGGATGCCCGCGGCTGGGTCTTCGAACCACCGCAGCGACGCGGCGACATCCCCAAGGTCCTGCGCGCCTACCGAGACGCCAGAATGAGCGGCCAGCAGCCCGCGCGCACCCGCAAGCGGGGCGACTACAGCTTCATGACCGAGCCAGCATGATCCGCCGCAGAGAGAAGGCCGACGGCCTGCCGTTCCGCGTGTACGAGCGCCGCGGCAAGCTGAAGTACTCGATCGGCTACAAGGCCGCCGACGGCACATGGACGTTCCGCCTGCAGTGCGCCCTCGACGACAGGAAGCGCATCGCCGAGTTGCGCTCCGAGGCCATCAGCCGTGCGGCCGCGCTCAACCTCGGCGCACCGGCCGACGACAGCTTCACCGCGCTGGTGGACGCCTGGCTCGCGTGGCAGGAGAAGCTGCCGCCCACCGCGGCGGACAAGCGCGCCGACAGCACGATCCGCGAGAACAAACGCGAGGCCGCCATGCTGAAGAAGGCGTGGGGCACCTGGCGCGCCGCCGACATCGAGAAGGGCGACGGCTACGACTACCTCGACGCCTGCCTGCTGGCCAAGGACAAGGCCGGCAACCCGCGGCCGCGGCCAGCCAAGGGCAA